CGAAAACCTTATCATATTCGAACTCGAAGATGTAAAAACCATTTCGGAGATATTGTTGCTATCGATCACAAGTGTTTTAAAAGACAATCTGTACTGAAATGCAACAACTACATGCAAAGTAAATCAAAGAAACAAAGATCACCAAAATTTGATTTGTACAGAGATATTCTCCGTTACAAAAACTACACCAATGATGATTTTTATGGAAATTTCTCCGATGTATCATCAGATATGTATGGTCATTTTGAATCTCCACGAGCTTTGAAAGTGCAGGCTGAAGAAGAAGAATCTTACACCAACCAATTCTTTTCTAAGTATTTTTTACCTAGATTGAATGTTCATTTGGCTGGTCAATTGGAATCTTTAGGATCAGATTACATACCCAAATTGTTTGATGATATCATTACATTTGTGCAAATGGCAACTCAGAATATTGAAGGTTGGAATAGATATCAAACTATCTATCAAGCAATAAGAGTTTTTCTGAAATGCAGATACAATGAATCATCAGCCAAGATATTCTTTGATCGTGTTGCACCATACATCAAGAGTTTGTTTGATGACCTCTCCCCACAAGCAGATTTCTTTGCAACATCTCGCGGTTTCTTGAATTCATACAAGAACATTAATGAGAGCCCTATTGTCGTTAAATTGTACAAGTGTTGCATGTTCTTATTGAGCATGTCAATATTTGATAAATTTGGGATTACATTTGACAAATTTGGCTTTACCAAATTGGAAGAAGTTGCAATGAAGAAGAAACTCTATAAGAAAACAGATTTCATATATGTTATCTGTGACACTTTGCTCTTCGTCTTAGAGAGAGGTTACCAAGTTTATTTAACTGGTGATATATCATGTTTGTTCCATTCAGGTGGAACATATAAAGATGTGTACGATGAGTGTAGACTTCTGCAGCGACAGCAAGCATTATTATGCAATCCTGAAGCTAACGGTTTCACAGAATCAGATTTCCGTGGCAGACTCGATTCTGTCATAGAAAAATTGACTAACATTGATAAACACTCTTTCAGATTAGATAAAACTGACATCAAAGTTGTGAAACTTACATTGAATGACATGTTGATGATTAGAGATGATCTCAACACGAAAGCAGCAGCTCGATCCAATAGAAAGGCTCCAATGGGATTACTTGTGTTTGGTGACTCAGGAATTGGTAAAACTACCATAACTAGCATACTCTGCACCTATTTTGCAAAGAATCAAAAATTACCTTGCGGTGATGAATTTCGCTATACTGTAAATCCAGCAGCAAAATTTTGGAATGGTTTTTTAACCTCACAACACACAGTTATTCTCGATGATGTTGCTAATGAGGACCCCACTCTCGGTGATCCAAAATCCCTCAATATGATCATACAGGTTATGAACAATCAAGCATTTTGTCCAGATCAAGCTTCGTTGGAGTTGAAAGGAACTACACCTTTTAAAGGTAAGTTGGTTGTTGCAACGACAAATGTGAAAACTTTGAATGCTTATCACTATTTCTCTTGTCCCTCAGCTGTGCAAAGAAGATTTCCTTATATTATCACTCCTGAAGTAAAACCAGAGTATAAGGATGAGCGTGGTATGTTAAACTCCTGTAAAGTACCCACAGACACCGCTTATCCAGATCTCTGGTATTTCAAAGTGGAAATGGTTAAACCCGTACCTATCTCAAGAGGAAAACATTATGCTGACATAGAAGTGATTAGAGAAAAGATGAACATGGCTGAACTTCTGACTTGGTTTAATGAAGCTATAATAAAGTTCAATGAAGATCAAAACAGAGTTCAAGAGTGTATTAAACTCATGCAAGAAACAAACCTATGTTTGTGTTGTAATCTACCTGACAACTTATGTCCATTGAGACCTCAAGGTCTCATAGAAGCAGCACATTCAACATTTTACTTGGTGTTTTCTTTCTATCTTTATTTGAGATTAGTTAGCCACATCATGTATCGAATTCAATCAACGACTCTTTATCGTAGGGCATTATTGTGTTATCAGTTCTACACTGTTATGGACAAGAATGTCAATTTATTCCAAATTAAGTCCAACGATTTGCTACGGAACTTGAATGATAGAGATAGTTGGTCACGAATAGGTGAAAAGATGCAGTCTGCACTTAAACAACCTAAAATATTTGTGCCGCTAGTCACTATGATTACCCTCATATTAACTTCATATAAGACTTACAAACAATTGACACCACAAGGTGATGTGTCTAAAGAAGTTGGAACACGACCAGTAGAGGAATTGAGTGGTAGAGAGAATGTATGGTACAATAATTCTTTCGACTTATCACCAGCGAATTTTTCTCGAGAGAGTTCTTCCTCAAAAGGTATGGAGTTCACTGAATTCTGTACTAAAATAGGCGAGAATGTTTGTTGTTCCCGAATTTTCAGTTTCAAGACTCAGAAATATCGAGGTGGGCGTCTCCTGGCTTTAGGAGGACACATTTATCTTGCCAACAATCATGTTATACCTGATTTGTCTGAATGTGGAACTCTACAAATTAAATTCAACAGTTCGCTTGGTGTGGGTGCCAACATGACTTTCAACATTGGAGAAGCTGATGTACATCGTATACCAGAAAAAGATATTGCTTTCTTGACATTAAGAAGTTTACCTCCAAAGAAGAGAATCACAAAGTACTTTCAACGCGGTTCTTCAAATGGTATATTTAATGGTTTCTATGCCATGCGTACCAAGGAAGGACAATTCTTATTGAATCCTGTGAAGAAAATAAAATTACGACCAGAAACTGTGGTAAAAAACACTCTCTATGAGATTGATTCGAGGAATAATCTCTGGGGAGGTCTAGCCGATAATGTTACTGTAGATGGTGATTGTGGTTCACCCCTCATCATAACAAGTGGTTTTGGTTATTCAATTGTTGGTATTCATTTCTTGGCGAATGAGATGTACCCAGGTGAAGTCTATGCCACCAATATAGATGGGAATTTCATTGAGGAAATCTATTCAAGTTTAACTCATTTTAATGTTTCATCTGGAGATTTTTCGAACATATCCAGTAAATCTCAAACTAGAGCTGTCGGAGATCTACACAAAAAATCGGTCTTTCGTTATCTCTCTGATGGTAATGCCCATGTTTATGGTTCATTCCAAGACTTCAGAGGAAAAAGTAAATCTTCAGTCACAAACACACCAATGAATCCTTTATTGAAGGATGAGAAGTACAAAACGAAG